TGGTCATCAAGGTACCTTCATACTCCAGGTCCCAGAGAAGTCCTGAAGCCACTTCAGAACCGAAATTGGATTCAATTAGTACTGGGGCATCATTGTAGTTCCGGCATATGTCTCTAATGACAAGAGGGTAGGCTTTAGGACTGATGTAACGGTTCTGATATACCGCACATACTCGGTAGGGTAATGACGATACATCAACAACAATAAGGGTGGAGAAATCTCCTCCCACTCCTTCACTTGTATCGACAGTTGCGAGGTATTGACATTTCTTTTGTGGGTTATGATAGACTCGATAATGTTCGTTACTCCTGATTGGTGTCAGCCATACTATTGAACCAAGTTTTGCACCAGAAATCAAGGTGAGGCTCGACCCTAAAAACTCGGCCCCGTACTCCTGGTCGAAATATTCCTGTCCATATTCGGCAATAACCTGTTTTCGGAACTTATCATCTCTTCCTGGTACTTCATTCCATTTGATTTCGATTGGGACGTAACCAGAACGACCTTCGATGGCATTCATCCATGCCTTGTAATATGAATTGAATCCCTTGGGAGTGCTGGTAATCAAAACCTTGGTGGTGATACCAGACGAGATTGTCGGAATAACCGACTTGATAAAGTCATCGGCAATGTGAGTAGCAACGAAGGCCATTTCGTCAATGTAAATGCAAGAATATACATCACCACGAGCAGAAGTGCCACTCGTAGATGATGCAATGATTCCGCTTTTTGTTTCAAATTGGATTGATGTTTTATTCCATTCTTCAACGCCTTGCTGAAGCCAAAGAGGAAGGTCGGCAAATGATTCTCGTATTCTGGTGAGAATTTCTCTAGCCTTATCTAATTTGTGTGCTGTGATAAGGATGGTATAATTTTGTCTGAATAAGACAAGCCATAAAAGTATTGCACCGACAGCCGACGTTTTGCCCGCTTGTCGTGGGAGTTTGACAATCATAAAACGATTGTCCATGGCAGTTTCTATCATCTTTTTTTGGTAAGACCTTAATTTGAAAAGCACACGTTTCTCGAAATCAACATGTTTGATATAGATATAATTTTCAGTGAAATAAACGGGGTCTTGACTACATTTCTTCCATTCCTCAATTATCTGAGGTGTGTATTCTATTGGTTCTCCTGCTGCTCGAAGTCTTGGGTCACCTTTGAACATTGACTATTCCTTTATTCCAAGGAACATGACCCATTTTAGCTGTACTGATTCTTTGACATGTTTCAAGTGAACGTTTCATGCCTCGGTGTTTTTCGGCCGTCTTTCGTATTTTTTCGGGATTATGATTTATAGTATTCTGCCATTTGTGTTTTTGTCCTTTATGTGCTGCACTAATCTTAGCTCGATGCTCAGGTGATTTGGGTTTTCCTTTTGCTGCTAATGACATTTTCTGACGAGTCTTCAATGATAATTTCTTTCCTGTATGATCTTCGACTAATATTTGTCTGTACTTTGTCGTAATTCGATGTTTTTCTTCAGGTGTTAATCGAATTACATTTGTGTATCTTTCAAATTTTGACATCATATGAAGCGCATATGACATTTTACGACGAGCAGGCCCATCTGTCATTTTCACTAAGAGACGGTGTGCTATAAAATGCTCTTTAAGTGTCAATCGAACAGTGTCATTTGAACCACCTAGTGATTTAGGCCAAACATGATGTTTTTCTAAAGGTTCTATAATTGTTCGATATCTTGATTGTTCAATTAAAGAAAAATACCATTTTGAATATTTGTTATCCAAATACCAATTCATAATACTACTTATCTATCTAGATGATTTAGCCCGTATCATATCTTGAA